GCGGGAGATGCTGGAGGCGTACTTCGACGGGGTGCGGGAGACCGTGATCCTGATCCCGAAGAAGAACGGGAAGACGGCGCTGCTCGCGGCGCTCGGCCTGTACCACTTGGAGACGGTGGCGGATCCGGATGTGTGCATTGTGGCGGCGTCGCGGGAGCAGGCGATGAAGCTGTTTGACTCGGCGCGCGGGTTCGTTCGGCGGTCGCGGCTGCGGCTGCATGTGCTTCGTGGCTACCGGGAGATTCGGCTGCCGGACCCGGATAGGGAGGACGATTCCCGGCATTTCGTCGGGTTGATGAAGGTGTACGCGAACGACGCGGACACGTTCGATGGGTGGCTCGGCACGCTGGGGCTCGTCGACGAGCTGCATCGGCACAAGGACGAGGAGACGTATGGGCTCGTCCGGGATGGGTTGGGCCCGCGGGGCGGGCAGATGTTGACGATCTCGACGGCGGGGGATAACGAGGTGTCGCCGCTCGGGCGGCTGCGGTCGCGTGCGTACGCGCTGCCGGGGATGGGGCGTGAGGACGCGCACCGGTTCGTCCAGACGGAGGATTTCGCGTATCACGAGTGGGCGCTCGATCATGATGAGTCGTCGGACGATCTCGGCTTGGTGAAGCTCGCGAACCCGGCGTCGTGGATGACGGCTGGGTTGTTGCGGGAGCGGCATGATTCGCCGTCGACTAGGCCGTGGCAGTTCGACAGGTTCGCGGCGGGGAAGTGGTCGTCTGGTGAGCATTCGGCGGTTTCGCCGCGGGAGTGGCAGGCGTGCGCTGATGCTTCTGCGGCCCGTGTCCCGGGTGGTTCGGCTGGCGTGATCGTCGGCTGTGATCTGTCGCAGAAGGACGATAAGTCGGCGTTCGTTCCGGTCTGGGCTCGGGAGGACGGGATCGTCGTGGTGCATGAGCCGGTCGTGCTGACGCCCCCGTCGGATGGGACGTCGCTGCTGTTCGAGGACATGCTCGAGGCGTGTCGGGAGATGGCGACGGTTTGGCCTGGTTGCACGTTCGTGCTTGACCCGCTCGCCGGCGGCGAGTATCTGGCGCAGCTGATCGACCGTGAGCTCCCGGGGGTGCGGGTGGCGACGTATTCGCAGGCGCACGGGCCGATGTGTCTGGCGTCGGAGCGGTTGGCGACCGGGATCGCCGAGCGCAGGTTGGTGCATCCGGATGACCCGGAGCTGAACGCGCATGTGCTCGGGGCGGCGTCGAAGCAGGTCGCGGAGAAGTGGCGGTTCGCGAAGCCGCGCGGCCGTGACGTGAAGATCGACGCTTGCATCGCGTTGGCGATGGCGTACTCGACGCTGGTCGCGGAGAAGCCACGGAAGGCGTATCGGACGGCCGGGTTCAGCTGATGGCGACGATCGACGACAGGGGCGGGCCCCGCTGGTGGTTGCGCCGCCTCGAGAAGGAGCTGGGCGGCCGGCAGGGGCAGATGCAGCAGATGAACGCCTACTACGTCGGTGACCATCCGTTGCCGTTCCTGACGAAGGCGCACAACGCGAAGATCCGTGACGAGTTCCGGCAGCTGCTCGAGTCTGCCCGGTCGAACTTCATGCGCTTGGTCGTCGACGCCGCCGAGGAACGTCTCCGGGTTGAGGGGTTCCGTCTGTCCGCGACGGGGGACGCGTTGACCGATCAGGAGTCGTGGCGGATCTGGCAGGCGAACCAGATGGACGCCGAGTCGCAGACGGCGTTCATCGAAGCGTTGGTGAAAGGGGTCTGCTACCTGTCGGTGTGGGCTGGGGAGGAGTTCGCGTCGATCGCGGTCGAGGATCCGTTGGAGACTGTCGTGGCGTACACGCCGGGGTCGAACTACCGGGCCCGTGACGCGGCGTTGAAGGTGTGGGCGGACGGCGTCAACGGGGTGCGTCGCGCGACGGTGTACCTGCCTGATGGGATCTACCGGTTCGAGGCGCCGGCCGAGCCGACGGAGTCGAGGGCGCCGGCCCACTCGGCGTCCGCGTTGGAGTCCGGGACCGCGTGGAAGCCGCTCGGCGGTGACGTCGATTTCACCGGGGACGCGTTCGTCAGGAATCCGCTTGGGGTCGTGCCGATCGTGCCGCTTCGGAACCGGCCGCGGCTTCTGTGCGAGGGCGAGTCGGAGCTCGCGGACGTCTACCGGTCGCAGAACTTGATCAACGGCCAGCTGTTCCTCCGCTGCCTCGCCGGCTACTTCGGCGCCCACCGGCAGCGGTGGGCGGTCGGCCTGACGTTGCATGAGGACGAGAAGGGGAATCCGGTTGAGCCGTTCGACGTCGCGATCGACCGTCTCTGGTCAACCGAGAATCCGGAGACGAAGTTCGGTGAGTTCGAGCAGACCGACCTGTCGGGGTACATCAAGGCGATCGAGCAGGACGTCCTGCATATCGCCGTCACGTCGCGAACACCGCGCCACTACCTGATCGAGCAGGGCCAGTCGCCGTCCGGGGACGCGATCCGGTCGGCGGAGGCGGGGCTGGTCGCGAAGGTGCGCCGGAAGATGCGCCCATTCGGGGAGGGCCTCGAGGAGGCGGTGCGGCTCGCCCGGCTGTTCCAGGGTGAGGAGGACGCCCCCGTGGACTCGGAGATCGTGTGGGCTGACCCGCAGACGAGGACGGAGGCGGAGACCACCGACGCGGTGATCAAGCAGTTCCAGGCGGGGCTGATTCCGTTGGAGGCGGCGCAGGCGGAGCTCGGCTACACGCAGACGGAGATCGCGAGGTTCAGGTCGCAGCGTGCGGCGGACGAGCTCGAGGGGCTCCTCCGGCCGCCGGCCGCTGTGGAGACCGATGAGGTGGCGGTCTGATGGACCGGATCGACGGTGTCTTCCGTTCGGAGCGGCTGCGTGTGACGTCTCGTGTGGAGGCGGCCGCGGCGGCGATGTTCGCGACCCTGTACCGGGATCCGGAGGAGACGGTCGGCCGGGTCGTCCCGGTGGTCGAGGCCGGGGCTGGACGTGTCGTGGCGTTGACGGATGCGTACATGACCGCGAAGGCTGTCGCCGCCGGTGTGCGGATGGCGGTGAAGGGGCTGTCGGCGTTCGCGTACCGTGACCTACGCAGCCGGGACGCCGCCGAGGTGTACCAGCGGCCGTTCGGTGCGCTCGGCGGGCAGCTCGCCCAGGGCGCCGAGCTCGAGGTCGCGCTCCGCTCGGCCCGGGGTGCGCTCAGCCGGCTCGTCCGGACGGACATGCAGCTCGCGCAGACGCATGCGGCTCAGGAGTGGATGGTCGACGAGCCCCGGGTTGTCGGCTACGAGCGGGTGCTCGGCCCTGGCGACAACTGTCCTCTGTGCATGGCGGCGTCGACGCGCCGGTACTACCGGGAGGATCTGATGCCGATCCACGAGCGGTGCGCCTGCACGGTCGCCCCCGTGTTCGGCGACCCGGGCGCGCTGAGCCGTCCATCGGCGGCTGTCCGTGTCGCTGACGACGCGGAGATCGGCCCCCGGCTTCTCGACGAGGCGTGGGCGGCATGAACGACCTCGGCGTGTCCCTGCACGCGCACAACGACCATCCGACTTTCCTCAGCGCCACGCAGGAGCTGAACGCGCAGGCCGGCGGGCTCTCCCTCAACCCGGCGTACCTGAACCAGCGTTTCGCGCCGGCGCGTGACGACTCCCCTGTCCTCGGGGTCGAACGCACCGTCCCGTCGTTCGCCTCCGGGACGCTAGCCGCCTGCGCCAGCAACGGCACCGGGTTCACGGGCAGCCTCGCCGAGTACGCGGAGCTCGCCAAGACGCGGCTGAAGGAGCACCTCCGCGACCACTACGACCCGACCCGGCCGACGCTCGTCTCGCACAGCTCCGGCTACGACTCACGGATTCTCTCGTCCTGCCTGGCCGAGCTCCGCGACGAAGGCTTCGACCTCGGCACCATCCACTTCCGCTGCCGCGAACCCGAAGGAGACGCGTTCCTGCAGGTGATGGCCCGGCAGGGCTGGGCACCCGACGAATTCAGCGTGTTCGAGGCGCCAGCCGACGATCCGTTCGACGTGGGCGCCTGGGATCGCCCCGGGACGTCGCCGTGGCTGCCGGTCACGTCCCAGATCAACTACTGGCGGGACATCGTCCCGTACGACGAGGAGCAGGACTGGAATCTGCTCGGCGGGTCCGGTGGCGGTGAGGCTGTCGAGTACCCCTCCCAGCCGAAGCGGCCGATCGTCGACTGGCAGTTCTGCAGCAACCCAGCGCTCCAACTCTGGTTCAGCTACTTCATGGACGGCACAGACTTCATCGGAGACGTCGAGGCGCGCTTCGCCAAGGTGCTGTTCCCGTTCTTCGGCAGCGGGCACGTGCTCACGATCGGCGCGCTCCCCACAAGCTTCCTCGGCTTCGGGCCGCACGGCTGCGACAACGTCAGGGCCGCCATCCTCGAGACGTTCCGTGACTCCACACTGGACATCCCGCGGGCGCCACGAACGTACGCCTGGTCGATCTCAGAGTCCCGGTGGGCTGCGATGCACGACAGCTACGCGAGCTCGGTGTTCGTGCGTGAAGTGCCGGCCGCTCCGCTCGCCGAAGAGCTCATCGCCGACATGCGCGCCCAGTTCTTCCGTGGCGGCCGGGCCGAGCGGCTCTGGCGGCTGGCCGCCCTCTGGGAGGTGGTACGCGGATGATCCACCCGACCGCCGTCATCGGCGAGCCGCCCGAGAGTCGCGCCTACCGGCACACGATCCCGGGGATCCCCCCGGAGATCGCCGAGACGGCCACGGTCGAAGCGCTCGTCACGATCGACGCTGGTATCGAACGGCCGACCCGCATCGGCGATTTCGCGTGGTGCATGAAACGGGTCCACGTCGGCCACGACGCCGTGATCGGAGACGGCTGCGAGCTCGCCCCGGGGGTCATCATCGGCGGGTTCGCCATGCTCGACGACTACGTGCGGGTCGGGATCGGCGCCGTCATTCTGCCGCGGAAGACGATCGGTAAGGGCGCCCGGGTCGGCGCCGGCGCGGTCGTCACGAAAGACGTGCCGGCCGGCGAGGTCTGGGTCGGAAACCCAGCCAGGCCGCTCTACCGCGCGACCGGAGAGCGGCTCACACACCGAGCCACAGGCGAGCAGCTGACGCCGCTCGAGGAGGAAGGCTGGGAGCAGTTCGCCGAGGCCTCCCCGTTCGACGGGTACGCCGAGTACGCCGAATGGTTCGACCGGCGGCACGCTGCCGCAACCGGATAGGGCGAGAACCCGCTACCTCCCGCGAAAGGAGAAGCCAACGATGGCTAGCGAAAGCACGGACCAGAACCAGGACACGAACGAAACCACGGACGCGAACGACGACCAAACCGACAGCAAGACCGACGAGACCACCGGCACCGACGACGTCGACGAGATCGCCGCGAAGGCAGAGAAACCCGACGTTGTCCGCCGTGCGCTCCAGGCCGAGCGGGAGAAGGCGACCAAGGCCCGCAAGGACGCGGAGGCGCTCGCCGCGAAGCTGAAGGAGTACGAAGACCGCGACAAGACAGACCAGGAGCGACTCGCCGAGGAGCGCGACACTCTGAAGGCGAAGGTCACACCGCTCGAGCTGGAGAACCTCCGGCTCCGTGTCGCGGTCGAGAAGAAGCTGCCCGGCGAGCTGATCGACAGGCTCCGGGGCGAAGATCGTGAGGAGATCGAGGCCGACGCCGACAAGCTCCTCCAACTGGTCGCGAAGACCAACGGATCCCGTGGGTCCGACACCGACCAGGGAGCACGCGGCAACGGTGGCGCACGCCAGGTCACCGAGAGCGAGCTCAAGAACATGAGCCCCGAGGAGATCGACAAGGCGCACCGCGAAGGACGCCTGACCGACCTGCTCGGCGCTAGACGCTGAAAGGAACCTCACAATGGCTGTCGACGGATTCCGCCCAGAAATCTGGGCGGCCAAGATCCTGACCGCACTGCGAAACGACCTCGTCTACGGGGCGCTTTGCAACCGCGACTACGAGGGCAACATCTCGCAGGCCGGCGACACGGTCCACATCACGTCCATCGGCGAGGTCGCAACCCGCGCTTACACCGAGCACACGGACATCACCTGGGACGAGGTGGCGGACACCCAGCAGGACCTCCTCATCGATCAGAAGCGGTACTTCGCCATCAAGGTCGACGACGTCGAGCGCAAGCAGGCGCTGCCGTTCCTCGACGAGGCGACGCAGTCTGCCGCCTACGGGCTACGTGACAACGCGGACGCCGTCGTCGCCGCAGCGATGTACGCGGCGGTCAACGGGACCGGCAACGACCTCGGCGCGAAGACCGCTGACATCAGCGACAGCACGGGCTACGGGATCCTCGTGTCTCTCGCGACGACGCTCGACCGTGACAACTGCCCGAGCGAAGGACGGTGGGTCGTTGTGTCGCCGGAGTTCCACGGTGCCCTGCTCCAGGACAACCGGTTCATCGACGCATCCGCCTCGGGTTCGACCGAAGCCCTCCGCAACGGCTTCATCGGCCAGGCGGCGAACTTCCGCGTCTACAAGTCCAACCAGACGCCGGATCCGACCGCAGGTACGTATGCGATCATCGCCGGCCACCCCTCCGCGACTTGCTACGCGGATCAGATCCTCGAGACCGAGGCTATCCGGCTGCAGGCCTACTTCGCTGACGGCGTCCGTGGCCTGCACGTGTTCGGCCGCAAGGTCGTCCGTCCGGAGTGCCTCGCGATGGCATCGGTGACCGTCCAGGCGTAGCACCCGCGTTCGTGGACGTCTGGTTGTCAGCACCCGCCTGGCGGCGGCCCATGGTGACTCGGCTCGCGCTCGCCCAGTGGCGTCACCTCGCCGACGAGCTCGAACCTGTCGGCATCACGATCCGAGCGGTCGTGGTCGCCGACGACGAGAACCTGGAGGTCGCCGCCAGCTACGGGTTCGACACGGTCAAGATGGACAACTCGATGCTCGGCGCGAAGGTCAACGCCGGCATTAGCTACGCGGGCGAGCACGGGGCCGACTTCATCGTCACGATCGGCTCCGACGACTGGGTTCACCCGGACTTCTTCCTGCCGCTCCTCGACGGTGACGAGAACGGGCCGCCGCCGCCGATGCCGACAGACGAGAAGCCGTGGGCGGTCTGGGCTGACGGGCCCCAGGTGTTGGGTGGCCGCACCATGTTCCTCGTCGACCTGATGGCTGAGGAGGGGCGGATGGTCCGATCCAATGGCGCGCACGGCGTCATCCCGTGGGTGTTCCCGAGGGCCGTGTTCGCCGCCCGCCGGTTCCAGCCTGTCCCGCGGCAGCGGCTCGGGGTAGACCGTGGCCTCGACGGGGCGATCCTGAGCGGCCTCCCGACCAGGCCCGGCTGGTTCTACCACGACCCGCACGAGATGACCCGTGTGGACTTCAAGTCGAGCTGCAACCTGACCCCGTATCCGGGCCTGTCGTTCAATCTCGGTTACGGCCCGGTCGAGCTCGACCCGTGGGCCCGGCTGGCGGAGCACTATCCGGCCTGGCTCGTGGACATGGCCCGCGAGACGTGCATGACGCTCGCGGATGAGCGAGCGAAAGGCGATGACGCATGAGCATCAGTGACTACCTCGAGTTGCAGATCCTCGACGCCGTCTTCAACAACGACGTAGGGGATCTGCCGGTCGCGGCGGTGTACGTGAAGCTGCACACGGGTGATCCGGGTGAGGCAGGGACGGGTAACGCCGCGACGGAGACGGATCGGATCCAGGCGACGTTCGGTGCTGCCGCGTCTGGGGCGGTGGCGAACGACGCCGATGTCGAGTGGACGAACGTGGCCGGGTCGGAGACGTACTCGCACGTGTCGCTCTGGGATGCGTCGACGTCGGGTAACTGCTTGTGGACGGGCGCGTTGACGTCACCGGTGGCGGTCGTGGCGGGCAACGACTTCACGATCCCGACCGGCGATCTGGACGTGACCCTTCAGTAGTCATGAGACGTCTACTCGGCATACTCATTCTGGCGGCCGCGACAGCGGCCTTTTTTGTGCCCGCCGCGTTCGCCGGTGGCGGCACGCTGATCGTGAACGGCAACTGGCGGTGCATCCGCGCTGTCGACTACGACCTCGTCCGGGTCACCTCCACCGGCAGCGGCGACGGCGTCCAACTGTCGACCGGGTGTACGGGCCGGATCGGCCGGCTCGAGGTCACCGGTGTCCGTAACGGCGACGGGATCAAGGTGCAGAACGCATCGACGAACGCCGCACACGACCTCGTGATCGGCAGCGGCATCGTTTCGTGCTCCGGCCCGTCCACGAACGGCACCCACCAGGACGGCATCCAAGCGATGGGCGGCAGGAACATCCTGTTCCGGAACCTCGTCATCGACTGCTACGGGGGTGGGGGCGGCAACTGGTTCGTGAACCGTGGCGGTGGCGGTGCGACCACACCGACGAACATCCGGTGTGAGCACTGCGCTCTAGGCCCCCGGCATCCGAACCAGATCAACGGGGCGACCTCGATCGGCTCCGGAGTCCACGACTCACTGATCTGCCGGCCATCCTCGGGCCGCAACCCGTTCGCCGGCGTGCAAGTCAACACCGGGAACATCCTCGTCTCCGCTAACGACCCACGGTGCGCGAACGTGGAGACGCTCGAGGCGTGGATCACCGACACACGGCCGGGGCCGCAGCCCGACCCGGAACCCGAGCCGGAGCCCGACCCTGGGTGTGACGCCGCGTGCGTCGCAGCGTACGAGCAGGAGATCGCCGACCTCCGGGCCGAACTGGACGCCGCCGGTGCGAACGAAGGCATCCTGCTCGCGGAGATCGCCCGGCTCGAGGGGATCCTCGCTGAGATCGCGGAGCTCGCGACCGTCTAGATGGCGATCACGTTCGTAGCACGCGGCGCCAAAGGCGCCGCCGGCAACGCCACCGGTTCCGTTACGCCCGGCGTCCCAGCAGGCCTCCAAGCCGGCGACGTCGTGTTCGTCCCCTGCCTGTCCGGTGCCGGGCAGGAATGGGACGACGTCACCGACAACCAAAGCAACACCTACACGGAGTTCGGAAGCGACAACGTCGGAAACGCCGACCTGACTACCGCGTGGTACTGGGCGCGGATCGTCAACGTGCCGACCAGCATCACCGCTGACCGCGGAGGCGGTGGCGGGCAGCCGCTCGCGATCCCGTACGCGCTCCGCGGCCTGATCGCCACCGGCACACCGTTCGAGGACGCCACCCTCGGCAGCACCGCCGGGTCACCTACGTCGAGTACGACACCGACCGGGGCCGTCGTCACCGCCGCGGGTAACGGGCGCCGGCACCTGATCCTCGCCTGCGTCGATGACGACCCGGACTACTCGTCAGGGAACCCACCGTCGGGGTACGACGACCTCGGCGGCGACTCAGACACCACCGGGTCCGACGCGAGGATCGACGCGATCCTCGGACAGGCCGAGATCTCAAACGGGAACAGCACGTCGGCGGTCGTCGTCGGGACACTCCCCGGCTCGGACTTCTGGCAGACGATCTCGCTGCTGCTGATCCCCGCGGCAGGCACCGTCGAGGAAGGGGCAGCAACTCTCACCGGAACCGGGGATCTCTCCGCGACCGGGATCGCCCGCCGCAAGGGTGCCGCGACACTTGACGGCACCGGTGCGCTCGCGGTCGTCGGGATCGCCCGACGGTACGGTGCCGCAGCCCTCTCCGGGACGGGTGCGCTCTCAGCCGCCTACCACGTCCGACGGTACGGGACGGTTGCGCTCTCAGGGCTCGGGGCGCTCGCCGCCACGGGTGTCGCCCGGAAGTACGCGGCCGTATCCCTGAGCGGCCTCGGTGCTCTGGTCGCCGCCGGTGTACGCCGCGCATTCGGCGCGGCGGCGCTGACGGGGCAGGGGACGCTTACCGTCACCACAAGCAACGTCCTGTTCGGCGCGGCGACGCTCACCGGCACCGGAGCGCTCCAGGCGGACGGCGTCTGCCGACGGAAAGGCGCCGTCACACTCACCGGGACGGGCGCGCTCGCCGCCGCCGGCGTCTGCAGACGACACGGCGCAATCACCATGACCGGCGCCGGGACGCTCTCAGCTGCAGGACATCGGCGCGCGTATGGGGCAGCCGCCGTGACCGGGACCGGCGCACTTGCCGCGGCAGGCATCCGGCGGGCCTACGCCGCCGCCGTACTCACAGGGACGGGGCTGCTCACGGTAACCACAGACGTGGTCGCGCTACCTCCCGTGTCGCGCCGAACGCTCGCGACCGTCGGATCCTCAGGAACCCTCGCCGCCACCACGCCAGGGGAGACGACAGGACGCCGATGACCCTCCTCCTGCTCACCACCGCACATCAGGCCGTGGACGAAGACGACGCGGAGGCCCCGCTGACCGACGTCACGCGAACGACCGTCCTGACCGGCAGGACTCTTGTCACCACAGGGAAGGGAGCCACCGATGGCTGAGCAGTTCGTTCTCCGACAGAACGACACCGCAAGCGTCATCACCGGAGTCCTCCGCGACCAGAACGACGACCCGGTCGACATCGCCTCCGCAACCATCAAGTTCCGGATGACCCCCGCCGACGGCGGTGACCCGAAGGTCGACGCGACCGCGGCGAACGACCAGAACGGCGACGGCTCCGACGGATCGAAAGGCAACGTCTCATACGAGTGGCAGGCCGCGGACACCGACACGCCCGGCTACTACCTCGCCGACTGGACCGTCACCTACTCGGGCGGCAAGATCCAGGCGTTCCCGAACGCGACACACATCCTCGTCCAGGTCACCGCGGACGAGCCGGTCGCGGAAACCACCCGGTTCGCCAACTCGGCGGATCTGCAGGACTGGCTTGGCGTCGAGCTGACAGCAGCCGAGCACGTCCGTGCGGCCAAGCTGCTCGCCGACGCGACCGGGCTAGTCCAGAAGGCTGCGAGGCAGACGATCAGCCGGGTGACGAACGACGAGCTCACGAGGCCGGGCGCCTACGCCGACCGGATCCGGCTGCCAGAACGGCCCGTCGTGTCCGTCAGCGAGGTCGAGCTCGACGGGGTAACGCTCGTCGCGGACGACGAGTGGTATCTCGACGGGGACGAACTCGTCCGTACCGGGGTGTGGGCTCCGTCTGAGGATCGGTTCGCGACGTTCGGTGGCGGATGGGGTGACCCGTCGCAGGTGCTCGTCGTCACCTACACGCACGGGTTCGACCCGATCCCCGAGACCGTGAAGGCGATCTGCCTGCAAGCGGTCGCCCGGGTGTGGACGAACCCGGCGATGGTGCAGCAGGAGAACTACGGGCCCATGCAGACGATGTACCTGCCCGGCCAGGGGCTTCTCCTCACCGACCACGAGATCCAGGCCGTCCGGCAGGCCGTCGGTCGGACAGCCGCGTCGACGGTGCTCCGATGACGTTGACCAAGCCGCGCCTGTCGTTCACGCAACGGTGCTCGATCCAGCGTGACAGCGCCCCAGGCGGCGACCCGTGGGACGCCTCCGACGTCCCGGACTGGGACGACGTCGCGACCGACGTCCCCTGCCGCGCCTGGGAGAACGCTGCCCGTGAACCGGTCGACGCAGACCGGACAGTGACGATCCTCGACCGGCGGATCATGGTGCCCGCAGACACCGACGTGACCGAGCACGACCGGATCGGTGACGTCACCGACCGTGGGACGGTCCTGTTCCCGGGCCCGATGAACGTCGAAGGCGTCCTCCGGTGGCCTGACTTCCTCGAGCTCGTCGTCCAGGAGATCCGCTGATGGGCGTCCGCATCACGAAGTGGAACGGGCCCGAGATCGCCCGGAAGCTTCTCGAGGACGCGCGGGAGGCGATCGACGAGACCACAGAGGAGGCGGCCCGTCAGGCCGCAGCGTCGGCTCCCCACCGGACCGGACGGCTCGCCGAAGAAACGATCAGCGAGCCAGCCGTCATCGAAGGCGACAAGGCGCGCGGAAAGTTCGGGTCGACCCAGCGGCGCGGCTTCTACGGCCTGTTCCTCGAACGACGCCAGCCGTTCCTGCGACCTGCCGCCGACGCCACCTTCCCAACATTGGCCCGCCGGATCAAGGGGCGGATGTGACCGCCACCGTCGACCCGATCAAGGGCGTCATCGAATGGTTGCGCCTCGACGGAGACGTCGCCGCGCTCGTCACCGGCCGCGTCTACTTCGCACGCGTCCCCGACAGTGAGACGCCGAACATGCCGCGGCCGCTCGTGACCGTCCAGGCCGCCGGCGGTGGCTTCCTCGGCGGCGGATACCAGGACTACGGTGACCGGCGCCTCGACGTCGACTGCTACGCAGGCAGCGACTACCAGGCGTGGCTCGTCCACCTCGCCGTCCGCGGCGCCCTCAAACACCTCCGCCGGCAGGTGTCCGAAGGGGTGCTTCTCCACTGGGCCCGCCCGTCGTCGGAAGGGATCCAGGGCCGTGACCCGGACACCGACTGGCCCGTCGTCTTCTCGTCCTGGCAACTACTCGCCTCGGAGGTGGCCGCAGCATGAGAACGCTCGTCTACGAAGGCCCCGGCAAGCAGCTGAAGCTGCTCGGCCGGCTGATCCCACGCGGGGAACCGTTCGAGATCGACGACGCGACCGCCGCGGTGCTGCTCGAGCGGCAGCCACGCGTCCGCGTCCGCGACGTCACAACCCCGCGCAGCAAGCGGCGCGAGCCGCAACCAGAACCCACGGACACCCCCACCCAGCCGGACGGCCAGGCGGAGGAGTCCGCGGCAGGCGCAAACGATGAAACGGAGGTGACGTAATGCCTGCCCCACACGAGATCGTCGCGGCCCCACTGACCGTCTACCTGGCGCCAGTGGGCACCGCGTTCCCAGCCCTCGACGACATCGAGGCGAGCTTCAACGTCGCATGGGTCAAGCTCGGCACGGCCGGCAACCGGAACTACGACGACGCCGGCGTCGACATCAGCCACGAGGAGGAAGTCTCCGACTTCACCCCGGCCGGGTCGACCATGAGCGTCAAGCGGTTCCGTGTCGGTGAGACGTTCGAGGCGACCCTAAACCTCGTCGACCTGAGCCCTGATCAGTACGCGCTCATCATGAACGACGCGACCGTCACGGACACTCCGGCCAGCACGGGTGTCCCCGGGTCGAGCGAGTTCTCGCTGTTCCGTGGCGACCAGGTGAACGCGTTCGCCGTGCTGCTACGCGGCCAGTCGTCGGTCGACAACGAGCTCAACATGGACTACCGGTTCTCCCGGGCGTTCGTGTCCGCGTCGGGCTCGGTCAACTTCAACAAGGGCGAGCCCGCACGGCTGGCCGTGATGATCCACGCGGTCAAGTACCTCGACGCCGACAAGATCGAGGTCGAGATCCAGACCGCGGAGGCGTCCTAGACGTGAGCCTCAACGCTGTCACAGCGATCGCACAGGCAGCCGCGAGACTCGACGAGGCCGCCCGGGCGGCGAAAGACCTGGAGGCCAGGCAGCGCAGGCAGGCTCGCCGGCTCCGGCAGGCGTACGACCTACTGCATGAGGCGTGCGCCGCGCTCGGGATAGACCTCGCGATCGACCGACCGTACGAAGACACAGGCCCCGAGGAGGAGTCACAGTCATGGCAGAACCAGACGTTCTCGAACTCAGCGCTCTAGCCCCGGAGCGACCCAAGCGGCGGGTGCGCTGGCCCGAGAACCCCGACGGGCTGATCGTCGAGCTCACCGTCCGCGAGGACTTCGGCCTGCTCGAGTACCAGCGCATCGCCCGGCTCGCCGACGAGGCCGACAAGCTCCTCGAGGTCGACAAGCCGAACAGCGCGCAGACGAAACGGATCACCATGATCCTCAACGAACTCGCGGGCAGTCTCATCCGTGGGGCGCCACCAGAGGCGATCACGCAGCTCCCCGAGCTGGTGAAGAAGGACGTGATCGACAGTTTTTTCGCCAAGGAGCAGGTGCGCCGTCTGGAGGCGATGGGCAGGGCGTTCAACCTGGGGAGCTCGTCGCCCGACTCCAACGGTTCTACGGAGGCGACCCCGAGCGATGGCTGAACCTGCCGTCCGGGATCCTGCGCGCGTACGTGACGATGCTGCCGCGGCTCGAGGCGGAGGAGCGGCTCGACGCGATCAGCACCGGCGCGGTCGCCGCCGGGTCGGTCAAGAAGGGCGACGCGGAGCGGCTGATGCGTGACCTCAGACGTGTCGCGAAAGGTGACGACAAGCCGAAGGCCCGGACGGTCGACGACCTCGTCGCGATGGGTATCCCGGTGACGTTCACCCCGAAGAAGGAACGGGCGGATGGCTGAGACCCTCGGCGTCGCCGTCCTCGAGCTCGAGGTCGACAGCAGCAAGGTCAACCAGCAGCTCGACCAAGTCCAGCGGACCGCGACGCAGAAGCTCGGTGCGGTCGGTGTCGGGCTGACGAAGACACTTACCCCCGTGGCGGCGGGTATCGCCGTGCTGGGGAAGAAGGCGTTCGACGAGTGGGACACCGCGATCGACGGGATCCGGGCGAACACCGGCAAGACGGGGAAGGAGCTCGAGGATCTCGGCGGCGTCGTCAAACGCGTTAGTGCCGGGTCGAACCAGTCGATCTCGTCGATCGGGGAGACGGTCGGGCAGCTGAACCAGCGGCTCGGCGTGACCGGGAAGCCATTGGAGGAGCTCACCCGCCAGTTCTCGAACCTCCAGCATCTCGGGATCGACGCGAGCGTCGAGAGCGTCTCCCGTGCGTTCGGCGACTGGGGGGTAACGACGAAGGATCAGTCGGCCGCCCTCGACGGCCTCTTTCGCGCCTCGCAGGCAACAGGCCCGTCCGTGGACAGGCTGTCGCAGCTGATCGTGAAGTTCGGTGCGCCGATGCGCCAATTCGGCTTCGACATGGACGAGGCGGCCGCGCTGCTCGGGTCGTTCGAGAAGGAGGGCGTCAACACCGAGCTTGTCATGGGCTCTTTGCGGATCGCGATGGGGAAGTTCGCGAAGGAAGGCATCCCTATGCGCGAGGGTCTCGACGCGACGATCAAGAAGATCCAGGAGCTCGGCCCTGGGGCGGAGGCGACCGCCCTGGCGATGGAGACGTTCGGTGCCCGGGCCGGCCCGGACATGGCCGCGGCGATCCTCGAGGGCCGGTTCGAGATCGACAAGCTCCTCACCCAACTGGCCGGGTCGAAGGACACGATCAACGGGGCCGCCCAGGACACGTTCGATCTCGGCGACAAGCTGCAGATGCTGAAGAACCGTGTGATGGCGGCGATCGGCCCTTACGGGGAACTGATCGCTGTGATCGGCGGCGGCCTGACCACCGTCGGCCCGGCTGTGATGGGCCTCAGTGCTGTGCTGCCCGTTCTCGGCAAGATCGGTGGTGCGGCCGGGAGCGCCGCCGGCGGCCTCGCGAAGCTGGCCGGTCTGGGTGGCGGGCTGGGCAAGCTCACCGGCTCCATCGGCGGCCTGGCTAGCGTGGCGCTCGGCCCCTGGGGACTTGCCGCGGGCGCCGGGGTCGCGGCGCTCGCCGCCGCATTCATCACGCTCGGCCGCAGGCCATCCGAGGCCGAGAAGGCGCTGTCCGCGCTGCGGGACCTCCTGCCCCAGCTCAACGAGGGCCTGCACCGTGTCGCCCAGGCGGCGCGCGACGTCTCGGGCGCCCAGATCGGCACGCAGCGCGCGACGCTTGAGCTCCAGCGTGCGCAGGCTGACCTCGCGCGCACCGAGGAGGAGGTCCGGCAGGGCAAGATCAAGGGCAAGGACGCCGAGCTCGCGCTCCGAGACGCCAAGCTGCGCGTCCAGGAAGCGACGCTCGGGCTCCGCGAGGCACAAGCGCGGGAGACCGAGGCCACCCGTGCGTCGTCGCAGGCGCAGGAGGACCAGCGGCAGAAGACGCTGAACGCGCAGGCGGCGGTCGAGCAGCTGACCAACTCATACGGGCGGATCCAGGATGCGAACAACCGCCGGATCGGGCTCCTCCAGCAGCTGGGGGGTCAGGAGGACGCGATCGGGCGGATCCAGCAGAAGAACGCCGGGATCGTCGAGGAGCTCTCCGGCAAGTTGCGAGCGCTGGCCCAAGAGAACGGCGGCAACGCCACCCAGGCGGGACGGTTCGCCGACGCGGTCGCCGACCTGACCGCCGAGCTCGGCCGCGTGCCGACCCAGAAGGAGATCAACCTCCGCCTCCACGGCGCCGACAACGCGAGCGCGAAGCTCCGCGAGATCGCCGGCATCGTCCAGGCGCTCGGCAACGAAGTCGGCATCGATGTCTCAGTCCGCACCGGCGGCACAGGGGCGGGCGGGCTCGCCGGCGGTGGGCTGATCACGTCCGGCCGCGGTTGGCCTCGCGATGACGTCCTGATCCGCGCCGCACGCGGCGAGGCCGTTGTGAATCCCGCGCAGATCGCTCGGCTTGGCGGGCGCGTGGCGTTCCGACGGGCGGGCGTCCCCGGGTTCAACACGGGCGGCATCGTCGACGCCGCCGACGGGCCGATCGACACAAGCCCCGGCCCCGCCGAGATGGAAGCAACAGCCCCCACCGGCCTCGACCCCGAAGGCGTCGCCAAGGAGGTCGCCTACGGCACCTTCTGGCGGGGCACCGACTTCTTCAGCCCGATCGGCGAGCTCAAGTGGGCCAGCTGGCTCCCAGGCTCCGGCACCCACACGATGAACATCGGGGCGGTTCCGCCGCCCACAACGGGCCTGGCCCACGTCGGCCCCGCCGGCGCTGACGCCAAGGGTCACCCGCTCGCGTTCCCGTGGTGGGAGCAGTGGTGGCGGGCCGGTAGGGCTCTCGCGTTCGCACGGGAGTACTCCAAACGTGTCCGCCACGGGCCGAGCCGGTTCCTCAAGGGCTGGGCGCAGGAGCATCCCCTGGCGGGCAAACTGCTCGGCATCCCGACCGAGCGGATGGGCGACTGGGAACACTGGCCCTGGAACGCCCATACGCCCGCGGGCGCTGTCGGCCCCGACCCGAAGCTGATCCCGCTTCCCCGGACGATGGACGCCCGGGTGGCCCGTGCTCTCGCCTACGCGAACGGCATCGCGGCCCGCGGCCAGGACTACGTGTTCGGCGGCGGCCACGGCGGCTGGAACTACGGCGGCCCGTTCGACTGCTCCGGCTTCGTCTCCGCGATCCTCCACTTCGGGCTCGGCGTCCTCGGCTTCCCCCAGTCCACCTACGGGCTCATTCCGGGTCACAACGGTTTGCTCGGCGGTCCCGGCCAGTTCGTCACCGGCTACACGCGCAACACCGGCGACCCGCACCAGTCGCACACGTTCATCTCGATCAACGGTCAGCAGTTCGAGTCCGGAGGCCAACGCCCAGAGCCGAACGGGGCCGGACACACGTCCCGTTCAACCGCCGGGTTCACCGCCTGGCACCCACCAGGGTTCGCCCGCGGCGGCGTCGTCGGCCGCGACTTCCGCCGTCCCAGCGTCCGGGACGTGATCCCGATCCTCGCCCGACGCGGCGAAGTCGTCATCACCCCGGAACAGATCGCCGCCGGACGCGTCAACGCGGGCGGCCACGTCTTCAACTTCCCGATGTACGTCGGCACCCACCGCGAGCTCCAGGAGGCGGTCGTCGACGCTCTCACCGAGTACGAGAAACGCAACGGCAGCTACGCCGTCAGATGAACGAGGAGGTGACCACGAATGGCTGATGGAATACCGATAACCCCCGGATCAGGCGTAACTGTCCTCACCGACGAGACCGCGTCCGGTCACGCCCAGGGCATCAAGCTCGCCGAGTCCGCCAACGGGTCCGCGACGTACGTCGACGTCGGCGGACTGTTGACCGCGATCAAGACCGCCGTCGAGATCATCGACAACATGATCGCCGGGTCGGAGGCGCAGGTCGACATCGTGACGTCGGCGCTGCCGTCTGGTGCGGCGACGTCGGCGAAGCAGGACACGATCATCGGGCACGTGGATGGTCTCGAGGCGCTGCTGACGACGATCGACGCTGACACCGGCGCGATCGTCGGCCACGTCGACGGTTTGGAGACGCTGTTGGCGGCGATCCAGACGGCGGCTGAGGCGATCGAAGCCGCTGTTGAGGGAACCCTGACCGTCGGCGGGTCGACCACCGTTTCCGGAACGATCGGGATCACTAAGCCAGCGGCGGCGGCACGAACACAGGTGAACTCCGGCACGTCGAACGTGACGATCCTCGCGTCGAACGCGAACCGGTTGGGGGCAACGATCTTCAACGACGACGCCAACGCCCTGTTGGTCGGGTTGGGCGGCACCGACGTGACCTCCACGAACTACACGTGGTCGATCGCCGCCGGCACAGGTTGGGAGGTCCCGTACGGGTACACCGGGATCATCGAAGGACTCTGGGCTGGTGACGGCTCCGGTGCCGCAAGGGTCACCGAGCTCACCGCCTCCTGAATGGCGTTTGAGATCACGTTCGGCGGGTCAGCC